TTTACCCCCAGCATATGTTTCTAAATCACTTAAATTTTTTACATATTCAAGTCTATAATTACTTTCAAATGCTGATAATTCTTGTCTTGTTATAAATACATCGCTATTAATTTCCGGATAACTAATAATATTTTCCTTGTTCGGATTTTTTATTATTGGTCTTCTTATAAAATTAGGATTATCAAGGCCAATAGTTGTAAAACTAAATATTGTGTTAGTAGTTGTTCCCGTATTATTAGTTGATTTTGTTATTATATCAACATATCTAATACCGCCAAGATAATAAATAATTTTTTGATTTTCAATTGAACTATAATAATCAACGCCATCATTTAATACATTACCATCCCCAATATATTGTTTAGTAAACGTTTTACTAATTGTATATTTACGCAATTCATTTAATCTACTACCTGATGAACCCGTTACAATTATTGTTTCTTCAATATAATCTTTATTGGTTTCAAAATATGAAATACTATCATAATTATCCGTATATACATCAAAGAACCCAATATCATGTGCTTCAGATATTAAACAGAATTTAAGATAATAAACTGCAGTTAAATCAGGAGTTATAATAAAACAATTATTAGTTTTACTACATCCAGTTGTTGTTCCTGTTGTTGTTATTTGATATATTTTTTTTTTAATTAATTTCATTATGTAACACTTTTTCTTAAATATACAACAATATCTCTTTGAGGATTTTTTATTTCAAACATACTATCTTCTGTTGCATATATTGTATTATTAATTATTTTAATTTCGCCAGTAGTTGTATTTACAATCTCCTGTGATATTGCATTATTGGAATATTGACCACCAACCCTATTATAAATAATAATATCAATAACATTAATAACACCATTAACTGAATATATTTCTTTTTGAAGTTGTCCTAAAAAAATATTAGTATCCATTTCATAATTATTTATATTAAAATAATTACTTACAATTGTTATTATACTAGTTGCAATTTGATTATCTGAAATATCTTGAACATATACATCAATATCAAAGGCAAGATTAAATATTTTACCATCTTTTATTTCAATAAAATCATTCATCATCCTATATCCTGTAAGATATTCAGTAATATTTTCTTTTAATAATGTATTGCTTGTGTTTGATAATTTACCATCCGAGTCAATACCAAGTACTGAAATAACTATTTTATTATTTAATTTAAAAGCATTGGCACGAAATGGCGAACCAAATTTACCGGGCATTTTATATATTTGTAGTAAATAATCTGTTAATGTTACATCTCTTCCTTGACTCGAAAAATTATAACTTATTAAATTTCTGATTTGTTCAATTCCTAAACCATCGTTGCCACCAATTGCAGGTATGGGATTATTAACTTTTAAACTTCTTTGTACTGATTGATTATAGTCTTGACGAGAACCACTTACAACTAAATTATATCCACCAATTTGTGTTAATATATTAGCACCAATATTACTATTACTACCTCCGCCAGTTCTATATCTTATAAATAGTGTATAATTTGCTTGTAATTTTTCTCCCAATGCAGTATTATTTAAAAAATTATCAAGAAATGCATTATTGCTCACACCAGCTTTAATAAATCCATTTTTAAATGCGTTAACATCTGCATCACCAGAACCAAATATTAATTTACAATATCCGTTTGAAGTATATTCTTTTATAAATTTTTTTGTAATATCAATCCATCGTGCGGCCTTTGTTCCTCCTAAACTAACCGAACTACTAGTATTTTCAACAAAAACACGTTGCTGTGCTAAATAATCAACTTCATAAAAAATATTATTGGATGTATAAAATTCTGAAAGCGATGGATTTGTACTATAATTAGTGCCTTCTAATAAAATAACGTTTTCAATTTCAATAACATCTGGGTCTGGTAATGTTATTGAAAAAAATGGGACAACATCAATTGCATTTATAATCCTTTTAAATATATTTGTACTTCCATTTATAACTACCTCTCTTTTGGTTACATTATAACTTACAATAATACCATTTGAATCTAAATTAGGGATTATTGAACGATTGGGGTCACCTAAATTACTTATTGGTAAATTCCAATCAATTGCATCTTGTGTTTCAAATGTTTTGCCACCACCAATTGCTTGTGCACCTGCTTGTAATATTGGGGCATACGACCAATCAGGACTATCCCCACGTACCGGTAAAATTACCGTAAAATCAACAACAGTTACCGATGACCTACGGGCAGGAATATTAAACCCCAAATTTTTTGCAATATTTAATAAATTAGAACGTTGTTGTACATTTTGCAATTGAGTTTCTTGAAAAATTCGGTCTGTATTAATACTTAAATTATTGGTAACACCAGCATTTATATCAATTAACATTGAACCAACGCTTGAATCTGTATAATCTTGAAATACCGAACTATAATTATTTTTTATATATGCAAGTAAATCTGCTTTTATTTCAGAAAATGTTCGTGCACTATAACGAATAATATTTTGTATGTTATTATTACTGGCCATTTGTTTTTTAGTTTTTATTTAATTATATTATATATTTAAAAATTTATATCAACTGACGACTCTTCTAAAAAAGCATCTTCAGCATATGTAAATCTAATATTTACATTTAATTGATTTTCAGAAATAGAACTTCCTTCATCATCAGTATTTATATTAAAAGTAATTTTTGTAATTTTAAGTGCTGGAATATACAATGATACTATTGTTTTTATTTCTTGTTCAACATCTGTTGCCGTTAAATCATCATTGGGTTCAAATATAAATTTTAATAAATTTGTCCCATAGTCCGGCATATAATATCTTTCACCCTTTTGTGTTAATAATAATAATAATAAATCAGCAGTAAGCGCATCTTTTGTTACTTGTGTCATTTTAAAGTAAGTATTCTTACTCGTATCATCATTAAGTGGAAAATTAATGTTATATGAATTCATTTAATTAGCTAATTTTTAATAAATACTTATAAAATAAAAAATCCCAACAATTGATTTGTTGAGATTTTTATTATTTGGATAATTTCTAAACTATCGTTTAATTATATCTATAAGAATTTTCATATTTTCATCATGAGAAAATATACTTTAATTATTTTAAATTTTAAAATAAATCTTTAAAATTGACATTTCTTATTCGTTCATAATAAACAAGTTATTGGGTTATGTTGATATATACTAGTTATGTGGCATTAAAAACCACTTATTTGCTTATAATAAATCCATTGATATAAAAAATTGATTTCCCTTATCCACATTTCTAGTCTTTCAACTTCAGTTAATGGTATTATACCATGTTTTTCCATTTCAAATGCATAATCATTGTAATTAGCTTTAATTTTCATTAGACTTTCTAAATAATCTTTTGGATTACCAGCACGTCCTTCATAATAAGCGATTAACCAATCCAAACAATCAATTTCTGTTTTATGATATTCTAAATAACCATCAGGAAATGGAACTTTTGGATTTTTTAAATGCTCCATATATTTCACTAATTTTCTTTTCTCAAAATATTTAATCATAATAATAACGCCACATAACACATAATATAAAATAGCTGGATGTTATCGGACTTTTTAGCCAGCTTGCTACCTGTTAGTTTTGTGGCGTGGGATAGGTTAGTAGCTCCGAATCCCAGCCATTTCATATTATCAACGTTAGTAGCAAGCGGGCGAAGTGCTTCGATTTAAGTTCATCGGTTATTTGATGAAAAATAAAAATACCACCGCTTACTCATAATCATACCTGTGTGCTTCCTGTAATTCATCTAATTTATCATCCCATATTTTTGCTGGAACAGTATCATAACAGTCTTTACATAAAAATTCTGGCGCATCACCAATACTTTCCTGTATTTTATCGATACTCTTCCTTTCATTGCACAAAGCACATAAAAAGTCAGCTTTACCAGCTTTCTCGCACTCTTCACAAATATTTTCATCATCTACCTTTGTAGTACATTTAAAAACAATTCCCGCTCTTTTTGCTTGCGCTTCTTGATTCATCTGCCAATATGTTGGAAATAACTTATCCAACATATACTCTTTTACTTTTTTAATCATTACTTTTTTGCATATTGGGCATTTTTCGGCTTGTATTATCATTTCAACATACCTGCCATCTTCGTAAATTTTTGGTGTGTAATTTTCCATCTCTATTTTTATTTTTTCAAATTTAAGTTATCTATTTAAAACCGCCAGTTACTAACACTGTGTATAAGCAATGGCACATAAGCGGTGTAACTAATTTGAAAGTGTGTACAAGTGCCACTGCTCATACACAAC